GCCAATATCTAAATTAGTTCCATAGATATACTCGCCATTGGTCATTAGCATGTAAATCATTTCATGTACTTGTGCCATTACCAACCGCCTTGCTCTGTATCTGATTTCTTTTTTCTTCTAAAAGTTTTTTCAAAGCCACCGGACAAACCAAACAAAACAAACGTGGTGCTGCCAATGAAAACTAATAACACTATCAATAATTCTATCATCTGCCTTGTCCTCTATATCTAACTTTACTCTGCAACCTTTTATGTTTATTCATGTGCTTGGTAGATTGTTTAACCTTTCTACCACGCCCTGCCAAACCTTGTGAAGTTGATTTCTTGACGTGCTTGATTAATCCTACTTCTCTTTTAACTGCCATAGTATTCTCTGTATGCCTCCATTAAAAAACTTTTATTGCTTTCTAGATACTCTTCAAAAGTATCATAAAGTTTTTCGCCATACTCTCTACGTTCATTTCTATTTTCGTAGTACATCTCTTTGGCAAACTGTTTAAACGTCATGTCTGTAAACCTCAAAAGAATCTGAATCTAAATCTATAATCGGTGCTTGGTCATACCACTCATCAACTATCTCGTCAAATGTTTTTACTCTTTCCATGTTACTGTACCTCCGTACTATTTGATTTAACAAAATTACTTACCAACATTTGTAATGCCATATCAAACTGAACATCTTGCTCAACTCTTTTAGTGCCATCACAACTTAATGCTTTTAAGTTTTCTTGAAGTTCATCCATCTGTTCATCAGATAACAAACTAACTACTTTTAAAAATTGTCTTGTTGCTTCCCTCATACTTACCTCCTTTTTATTATAGTATTATAAAGCTTTATAAAGTATTTATAATAATATTTATTATAATATATTTATAAATTTTATAAAGATTATATCATGTTTTTTTGTTCGTGTCAAATTTATTTTTATGTTAATTATTAAATTAGTATGTGTTAAAACTAGGTTAGGGTAAGAAATAAAATACCTCTGTCGCTTCCATACAAGCCCTCTAACAGACGATAATTATATTTATGACCTACCC